GCCCGGGGCCCCCCCCGCGCCCCCGCCCCCCCCCGGGGAGCGGGGGGGCCGCCACTGGCCCAGCCACTGCTGGAGGCGCATCCGCGCCGTCGCGTCGTCGAGGCTTCCCGATGCGACCTGCGCGAGCGTCCCGCGCATGAGGCGCAGGTAAGGCTCCTCGAACGTGCGCGCGGAGAAGATGGCGCGGCGGCGGATGTCCGCGGCGACCTGCGCGCGTATCTCGCTTGAGGAGAGGTGCGTGGGCAGGATCGCCTTGTCCAAGATTATCTGCGCGGGGTTTTGCATACTCGTTTTTTTGACAGGATTTCCCCTTCGGGGCGCATATGTTACAGGATTTTTCAGATTAACAGGATCATCTGAATCCGTTAAATCCTGTTAATCCTGTCTTTAGCTCAAACTGGAGACTATTCATCAGAGTCCTTCCAATTCGTTCGGGGTGAAGCGTTGCGGTGAGGACGCGGCGACCTGCGCGGCGGAGCCGCCGGAGGCGTCGTCGGCGTCGCCGAAGGAGGTGACGAGCATCTTGCCGTCGGCGGCGTCGCGGAACATCTGCAGGGCGGTCTCGCGCGCCCTGCGGCGCTCGTCGGAGACGCCGGAGGGGGTGCGCTTGACCACGTCCACGGCGGCGTAGTCCATGGCGGCGGCGAGGAGGCCGCCGGGGATCGTCCCGGCGGGGCCGAGGCGGATGCCGGGGTTGGCGCGGCAGTAGCCGCGCACGAGGTCGGCGGTGCGCGCGAGGATGGCCTCGACGGTGTCGACGGTGACGTCGCTGGTCGCGGCGTCCCTGTAGCTGTCCACCTCCGCCTGGGAGATGGACATCTGCAGGTCCTGCTCTGTCGGTTTAAGCCACATGGCGCTACGCTCCCTTCGGTCGCTCCGCTTGATTTTAGATTTTAGATTTTACATTTTAGATTGAAGTGCGCTTCGCCGTCCGAGGCAATCTAAAATCTCAAATCTAAAATCTAAAATGCTTTATCCCCTAGTTGATCGTGAGCCACAGCAGCCCGGAGGCGTCGGGGCAGACGATGTTTGAGTAGTGGCTGACGGTGATGTCGATGACGTGGGAGGAGACCTCCTGCTCGAACACCTGGAACGGCGTCCCGTCCGCGTGCGACACGAAGCGCTTCAGGTTCGACGGGTCGAAGCGCGTGGCGCCCGTGATCCCGTTGAAACCGTAGATGTGCTTGGGGTTGATGATGCCGTTGGACGTGCCCGCGTCGCTGAAGTAGACCTCCTGGCTCGAGCGGATGCTCTCGACGTTGAGCAGGGCGGCGAGCTGGTCGGGCGCCATCAGCGCGGTGGCGGCCTTGCCGGGGTCGCCGCTGCGCAGGGCGGCGAAGCGCCGCGCCCACGTCTGGCGGCCGTACACGAGGCGGTTGGGCGGGCTGTTCTTGCTGATGGCCGCCAGCGCGGCCATCACGTCCGCGTCCGGGTCGGCCCACGCGCCGCTGACGGCGGCGGACCAGGTCTTTGCGGCCTCGGTGGTGTTGGCGCGGATCAGCGCGGTGGCGCGGATGATCTCGCCGACGAGCAGGCGGCGCTTGAGGAACGCGACGATCTCCTCGCGCGTGAGCGAGCCGTCCTCGAGCTGGTCGCGGTCGAAGCGGCGCGTGAGGCCCTTGGAGTAGGTCTTGCTCTGGACGATCTGGCCGTTGTAGGTGATGGTCTTGAACACGCCGCCGAGCGCGCGGATGTCGGAGTCGTCGGCCTCGGCCGCGAGGTTGGCGGCGTCGTTGGCGACCTCGTACTCGAACCGGCGGGCGGTCGTGACCTGCGGCGCGAGGTAGTCCAGCAGCGCCTGCAGGTCCTCGGCGATGCCCTGCCCGCTGGCGTATGCCGTGAGCGGCTGGCTCAGGAACGCGTTGTTGAACGCCGACTCGTTCGCCAGCGCGACCTGCCCCGGCTTCAGCGCGGACGCGTCCGCGACGATGCCCAGCCCCGCCAGCGAGTAACCTTGGAGGGCGAGGGCCTTGGTTGTGGTGATGCTTTTCTTCATTGTGATTGCCTTTCCTATTCCTCAATCCAGTTTGCGTTTTTGACAGGATTAACAGGATTTAACGGATTGACATGAAACCAATCCTGTTAATCTGAAAAATCCTGTTAATCCTGTCAAGCAACTGACAACTCCTATTTCAGTTTCCTAATTTTTATTGAACAAATCGGGCCGCTCGGCCTTGACCTGCGCGTAGGCGCGGTCGAAGGGGAGCCCGGACTGCTTGTGCATCTTCTCGTTGGCGAGCGCGAGGATCTGCTGGGCGACGCTCGCCTCCTGCGCGCCGCCGTCGCTGACGCGCGGGGGCTTGCCGAGCTCGGCCGTTTTGACGGCGGGCTTCTCGTTGGCGAGCGCGACGCTGCCGGCGGCGAAGTCGCGCGTGAGGCGCTCCTCCCACGCGCCGCGCTGGGCGGGGGTGATGCGGCCGTCGGCGAGCGCCTGGTCGAGCGTGGCGCCGATGCGGGCGGTGCGCTCGTTGGCGAACGCCTCTTTCTGTGCCTCCGCCTCGGCGTCGGCGGCCTGGGCGCGTGTGTCGGCGTCTGCCGCCGCGGTTCTCAGGCGCGTGATCTCGGCCTCGATGGCGGCCTCGTCCGCGTCCTCGGCAAGGCCGAGGATAAGCGCCAGTCTCTTCATGTCCATGATGTTCTCCTCATTTTTGGTTTTCTCCACCTCCTCGTTCGGGAGGCGCAATTCGGGGATGTTCGGGTTGTTCACGAGCGCGATAGAGATCAGTGTGCTGACGCGGTAGTCCGAGCGCCGCATCATCCAGAACGGCGAGATGTGCGAGAAGTGGTTTTTAGGCTCCTCGTTCCATTCGGGGAAGAGGTCGAGGCCCGTGCCCGTCGCCTCCGCGCGCATGATCCATCCGTAAGCCCGCTTGTCCGGGTATTTGGGCGCGAGGTCGGGAACGTCCGGGTGCCCGTGGTAAATCGGGATGCCCTTGCTCTTCCCCGTGCTGACGCTGTTCGCCAGCTCAGCGCAGATGTCCCGCGCGGACTCTGGCGTGAAACGCTGGGTGACGCTCTTGCCGTCCGGCAATGCGAACGGGTAATCCCCGAACGGGATCGTGAGCCTGCTGAAATCATGCGCGGCCTTGATCGGCGCGGTCTCGTTGTGCGCGCGGATGGTCGCGCACGCTTTTTTCGTGTCGGTCTTCTTTTGCATCTGTGTTTGCTCCTTCATTTTGCTGTTGCAATCCTCAAATCGGTTGTGGTAACTTGTTCCCTGCATCGCGCGGACCGGTTCGGCCGTATAGAGGAAGCCCACGGGCAGACTCTCTCTGTCGCGGTGCTTATTTTTTTGGCTTCTCCTTCCACATGGTCTTGAAGCGCATCCGCTTGTCCCCGTTGTCCGCGATCGCCTCCACGGCGACCAGCGTGCCGTCCCCGAACCTTTTCTTGTAGCGGACGGTCGGGAGTCCCGTCCTTCCCTCGGGTGTCCCCTTCTCGATGCTGTCGTAGCCGGAATAGACCTCGGGGATGCGGTCGTAATCTCCTGCGCCAAGCGGAACCTGCCCCTTGCTCCGCTCCCTCGCGCCGTGCCGCGTGTCCGCGTGGCGGATGTCGCGCGCGGAGATCGTCTGCTCGTAGCCGGACACGTCGATGCCCGTCGCGCCCTTGATGTCACCCACGGCGCTGCCCGAGATTTTCCCGAGCGATACGGTCTTGTCCGAGCGCCGGTCTTTCAGCGCCTCCTCGGCGAGGCCGTGGACGGCGGCGGTGTTGCGCGCGCGCTCCTCGTCCGTCCACCCGTTCTTGGAGGGGCTGCCGTGCGTGGGGCATTGCGCCGGGTCTTTGGCGCGGCACTCGGGGGCCTCGTTGGGGAGAAGTTCGGAGTTCGGGGTTAGAAGTTCGGAGTTCCGAATGCCTAACCCCGAACTCCGAACTCCGAACTTGGAACTGAAGCCCCGCGCGATCCATTCCTCCATGGCGCGGGCGAGGGCGGAGGGGTTGGCGTCCAGCTCTTCGAGGAGCTTGCGCGCTTTTTCGGGGGACGGGTCGGCCATGAGTTCAGCCGCCGCCCCCCGCCATTTCCGGAGGTCGCCCAGGAACGCGCGTAGAGGCTGTTTTTCGGGGGTGTCGCCTTCGGGGGTGTATTCGCCCTGCCCCGCCCCTTCCGGCGCGCCACGCGCGAATTGCAACGGGGTTCCGGCGGCCCTGCCGTCACCGCCGTGAACGGCGGGGCTGGAACTGGATAGCGGAGCCTCGTTCGGTAGCGCGTCGCGTCCCTGCGACGCTTGCACGGCGGGGACGCCGTGCGCTACCACCGCCGCAGGCACGAGGGCGGCATCCTTCTTGTCTTTTGGGTCGGCCTCGGTGCGCTGGTAGCGGCGGAGGGCCTCGTTCTTGGAGAGGCGGGCGCCGAGGGCGGCGAGGTGGGCGTCGACCTTCATGTCCATCTCGGCGTTGGGGCGCTCGACGGGCGCGACGGCGGTGTAGGCGAGGGGGGTGTCCGTGCCGTGGGTGTAGAGGATGACGTAGCGGTCGACCTGCTGCTGGAGGGTCTCGGAGATCATCTCGCAGGTGTCGGCCTCGAGGAGGCTGGTCTCGTCGCCCTGGACGGAGGCGCCGGTGCCTTCGGCGTCGCGCCCGGCGCTGATGGTGGAGAGGTCGGCGCCGCGGTAGAGCGCGGCGATGGCCTTGTTCATGGCCTCGACGAGCTCGGGGTACGGGAGCGTGCCGGAGGCGGCGAGCGAGACGGGGTTGAACTTCACGCCGTCGGAGGTGAGCGCGGCCCAGCGGCGGCCGAAGGCGTTGAGCGCCTCGAGCGCGGCCTCCCAGTCGCGGCTGCCGGGCTGGGCGCTGGTGGTGGCCTGGAGCCCCGGCATCCCGCAGCGCTCGGAGTACATGAGCCAGTCGTTGAGCGTGAGCCGCTTGGACATGGCGGCGACGGCGCCGGCGATGCCCACGCCCGCGCCGCAGGTGACGAGCCACTCGCCGTCGGGCATGTCCACGCCGTAGAGCGCGCCGGTGTCGGCGATGAAGCGCAGGCGGCCGGTGGTGTTCTCGAAGTATTCGCAGGGGACGTGGATGAAGCGGGCGCGCACGGTGCCGTCCGCGCGCGGCAGCCAGACGATCTCGTGGCAGCAGAAGCCGCGCGACTCGGCGGACGCCATCTGCTTCTTGAGGAGGCGGATGCCGCCGCGCTCGTTGCGGCGGAAGGCGGAGGTGGCCTCCACGTTCGCCCAGAAGCGCGTGAGCGTCTGCTTGTGCCGGATGGCCTCGGGGTTCCGCTCCTCGCCCTCGACGATGAGGACGGTGTCGGGGCATCTGGCGACGGCGGCGGCCATCTTGCGCGAGCAGGTGCGCATCATGTCGTCGCGCTGCTCGTAGGCGTCGATGATGAGCGCCATCTCGCGGGTGAGGCCGCGCTCCCACGCGTCGAGCGCGGACACGAGGCGCGAGGGCGTGATGCCGCGCAGGGGGTTGAAGCGCATCTGCAGCTCGCCCGCGACGCGCGACGCGCCCATCGCCTCGGAACGTTTTGTGGGTTTGCGCGCCATCAGTTGAATGCCCCCCTTGTTCGATATCCCGTGCCGTCGGGATCATCCGCGCCGTTCCCGCCGGGCAGCGCGTAGGCGACGGGGCCGCCGCCGTCCGCCCCCGCGAGCAGCATCAGCCCGCACGCCCAGAACATGTCGCCGTGGCCGTCCTTGGTGCGCTCGGCGTCGAAGCGGACGTTCCCGGCGGCGGTCGTGGTTTTCTTGACGCTGCGGAAATCGGGCGCGATGCGCGCGTCGTCCGCAAGCGTGAGCGTGCGGTCCTCGAGCGCGGCCTTGACCTTGTACGCCATGTCGTCCTTGCTCTTGAGCGTGAAGTTGACGCCCTCCACGCGGTGGCCGTAGCGCTTGCCCATGCGCCACGCCATCTGCCGCCCGATGCCGTTCTGGTCGATGCAGCAGCGGGTGACCGCGCAGGTGTCCATGAGCTCGCAGAACACGCGCTCCTGCTCGTCGAAGTTGACGTCCTGCATCGCCACGAGGCGGCGCGTGACGTAGCGCCCCGCGATTTTCTCGGCGAGCCAGAAGACCGTCTTGTCGTGCGTCAGCCCGACGTCCACGCCCATGAACACCGGCACGCCGCCCGTGAGCCCCTGCCAGCCGGGCTCGCGCGGCCTGCACGCGTCAATCATCTCGTAGCTGATGAACGCGCTCGCGTCGTCGGATGGCTCGCACATGTACTCCTGTCGGAAGGTCTCCTCGTCGGGGCAGCCGGCGCGGATGAAGTCGAAGTAGGCGGCCTCGTCCATGTCCTGGCGCGGGTCGTCGGGCGGGAGCTTGGTCTGGAGGCGGTGCAGGAAGCCCTGCGCGAGCGCGTCCTCGAGCGTGACGCGGTGGAGCGAGAAGCCCTTGGGGTTGCCCTTGTGCCTGACCTCGGAAATAAGCTGGTTGAAGAAGTTGGCGCTGCCGCGGTGCGTGGAGAAAATCTCCAGCGAGCCGCCCCACGTGATGCCGGGGTAGGCGATGGCGTAGAGCTTGCGCGGGTCGGGGTGCAGCGCGAACTCGTCGAGGACGCGGTCGCCGCGCTTGCCGGCCTGCGCGTCGGGGTTGCTCGACATCGAATGGATGCGCAGCCCGTTGGCCATCGCCAGCACGAACGCCGAGTGGCCAGAGTCGTCGATGACGCGCTCGCCGAGGTCGTCCGCGCCCGTCTGCAGGAGGCTTGCAAACGCCTTGCAATCCTCGAGGAAGAGCCTTGCCTGAATCTCGTCGCGGCTGGAGATCCACGCGTCGAGCCGTGCGCCTTTCAGGCCCTTGCGCCGGACGAGCCCGTAGGCGGTCGCCCACGTCCAGCCGACCTGCCGCGACTTCTCGGCGATCTTCAGGCGCGCGCCGTCCTTCACCCATGCCGACTGGTACGGCAGGAGCAGCGTTTCCTTCGGTATGACTTTCGCTCCGCTCATTTCGCTGCGCTCCATTCGCTACGCTTGAATATCCAATAGCCAACACGGAATATCCAATATCCAAGTGGGAATACAGCAGCGCATTTACTTGGACATTGAGTGTTCCGTGTTGGACATTGGATATTCATAGCAGCTTGGCCGCCTCCTCGATCCTGCGGACGCTCTCCTCGGAGAGGCCGCCGTCTTGCGTGCGCCCGGCGGCGACCGCCTCGCGCACTTCCGCCAGCCGCTTCTCGGCGGCGTCGAATTTCTCGCGGGCGAGGCGCAGGGCCTCGTCCTTGGTCTGCTGCGCCCTCTCCTTCAGCTCCAGCTCGCACCGGCCGCGCGCGTCGGCGTTGTAGTCCAGCACGAGATCGGCGAGGGTCTTGATGCTGGCGTTGTCCTTGGTGGTGAGCGCGTTCCAGAGGGAGGCGCGGATGGCGTTGGCGGCGCGGGCGTCGAGCTGCCGGGCGTCGATGTTCACGTCGAATTTCTCGGAGATGGCGATGGCGGCGCGCAGGTCGCTGCGGGCGCGGCGGGCGGTCTCGCGCTTCCACCAGCGCTGGAGCCCCGCGACGCTCACGGGCAAGCCCCACTCCTGCGCGACCCACGCCACGGCCGCGTGGTACGCGGTGCCGCGCAGGAGCTCAAACAGCTGGTCGGCCTGCTCGGGCGTGATGCTGCGGAGGTTGGAGAGTGGGGAGGGCTTGTTCACGTCGCTTCGCTCCGTTCAGAATATCCAATATCCAACACAGGGGACCCCGTTGGCGCAACCGCGGCCAATGGTGCATGAGGATATCCAATATCCAAGTGGGAATACAGCAGCGCATTTACTTGGACATTGAGTGTTCCTTGTTGGATATTGGATATTGAAGGGTTCCTTGCTGGATGTTGGATGTTCATAATCAGATGTGGTGCGGGATTGCGACCTCCATTCCCAACTCCGTGACGCGCCACTCGAAATCCTCCGGGTTCAGCGGCGATGCAACGCGCTCGACGTACCCGTGCACCTCGAGGTCGGAGAGGTGGAGGCGGATGTCGGTGAGCGTGGCGGGGACGCCGATGCGCGGGCTGGCGTAGGTCGTGAGCGCGCGGATGCCGATGGCGCGCCCGGCGCACTCCTGCAAAACTTTCAGGACGGCTTGGCTGGTCTTTGTCTTGATGATGCTCATGGCTTCCTCTCGTGTTTCAGGATTTCAAAAAGCGCGTCCATCTTGCCGGTCAGCGCGGAGGTGCAGTCGGCGACGTTGTTGACACGGTTGAAGATATTGTCGGTCTCCGTCAGCAGAAGGTCCCGGAGCTTGGCCTCGACGTGCTCGAGCTCCCCGAGGCGCTTCTCGATCGCGCCCATCTTCTCCCTGCACTCGTCCTTGTGGACGCACTCCTTGACGTGCTGCACGTTGAGCGGGTCGGTGGCGATCTCCGTGCGCTGGTTGCGCGACTTCCACGCGCCGACCGCAAGGCGTATGATTTCAATCCCAGCCATCCCGCTGACGATCAGGCCGCCGTCTTTCAAAATCTCAAACTCATTCATGTTTCCTCATTGTGGTCAGTGGTTAGTTAGTGCTCAGTGGCTAGTGGTCCGTTTCACTTCAGAACTCCCGAACTTTAGAACTTCAGAACTCCCGATTGAAAAAGGTGCCGGGTGGCGGCGGCCCTGAGATGATGCGGGGCTTCCGCCGGACACGCCGCGGAAACAGGGGACCCCGCCGGCACGGGGTGTGGCCGGTGGGGCGCAGGTCCGGCGCACCAGGCCCGCGGCTTGGGGCCGCAGGTCCTTCGGTGTCGGTGGCCTCACGAAAAAATCTGGTGTCCCTTTTCATGCGACCAGTATACGCTTAAACTTTGTTTAAGCGTGACCGCTGCGTGCCTTGCGTGCGCTGTGATTTCGGGGGAAGTTTCTCAAATTGGCGGATTCCGCCAATTTGGGAAACGGGCAGGTGAAAACCAAAAACGAAACAGTTTCGTTTTTGATTTCAGGCACAAAAAAAACCGCCTTGAAAGGCGGTTACAAAAGGGGGAAATAATGTTAAGCTCTTGCCTAGATAAGGATAAATTTGTAACACATTTTTGCACAGGATGTCAAACAAATCCTGCCCCTTGTTGTTGAACCTGAACTCGCACTCTTTCAGGTGCAGTACGAACTTCGTCGAGGCGATGCCGTTGAACTTCGCCAGCCG